ATATTTTTATATACACCAAAAGCACCAGTGTAATTATAAACTTCTCTTGATTTTTTAAGTGTTACTAATTGTTCATAAATACTATTAATATCCTTACCAGAAAAGATGACAGTAGCATTGATTTTTAAAGAATTATTTTTTATATGATCACCAACATTTTTGCCATCTTCTACTGGCTTATCAGTTATTGTATTAGTATGGTTTATTTTTTCATTGCTTAAAACTTGAAATTCTAAATCTCCATATTTAGCCATTCAAATCACCTGTTTCCTCAATTGAAACACTTTCAAAAATTTTATCTATTTCATCTCTTACTTGTCTAGCAATTTCTTTTTCATTACCTTCTGCTCCATCTATATTTATCTCAATGTTATTCTTCTGTTCATTAACTTTAGTTTCACTTTTGTTGGTTGTGGAGGTTTTGTTTATAGGTTGTTCCCCACCTAACATTCCTCTACCTCTAGCACTGTTTGGGCTTTTATTATTATTGAAATTACTTCCTCTACCTCTAGCATTGTTTGAACCTTTATTGTTATTAATATTACTTCCTCTACCAACATTCTCTGTTTTAATTTCAGTTGGTTTGTTTCCAGTTAATTTTGTAAGCCAATTTGGCATATCAATATCAAATAAGTTATCAAAAAACTTTTTTAATGTAATGTTTTCCTCTATAAAATCTTTAATATCATTCCACCAATTTGAAATTTTATTTTTTATATCCTTAAAACTAGGTAGTTCAAAAGTAAGGAAATTCCAAACAAAGCTACCAAAATCAGAAACAAAAGATTTAGTTTTATTCCACATATCCTTTAATGCTTGCCATATATTACTTGATAGATTTTTAATACCTTGAACAAGGTTATCACCCATTTGTTCTAAGGAAGGTAAAACAACACCTGTTACATCAAAAATCCAACTACTTATTTTGTTCCACATCCAGTTAAACAACCAATCTAAACTTTTATAAATATTTGCAATACCTAAACCAACTGCCTTAATAGATTGGGTAATCATTTGAGCAATCGCTTCACCTAATCCTACTACCAAACCTGTAAAAAGTTTGATTACAGATATTGACAAATCCCACAATAAGTTTTTAATTCCTATACCAAATTGTTTAAAGGCTAATACTATATTGTTCAAACCAGCCTTGATTATATCCTTATCAAAGACTAACACACCATATATAAACTGTGAAAGTCCTTTAAAGAAATTATAAACACTTTTGAAAAGGTTAAGAATACCACCAAAAAATGTAGTAATTATTTCTTTGTGAATATTCCAAATATCAATCAAATCATAACTTATACCCATAAAATCTAAAAAGCCATCTATTAATGGTTTTAATACACCATCATATCCATGCTCCATAGATAACCATAAATCTTCAAAAACTAAATAAGTGCCTACAACAGCAGCAGCTATCAAACCAAATTGGGTAGCAGTTAATCCTAAAAAACCTAAGCCTTTCCCTAGAATACCAAATAAGGCTAAAAATGGCCCTTTTAACATTCCTATTGCAGCAGCAACCCCTAAGGTAACAGTAGATAAGGCTAATAAACCTCCAACTAAACCTTGTGTGACATCAGGCATTTCATTGAAAACATTTATCCAATTTTTAACAGCTAAAACTATATTCTCTACAACAGGTATAAAGACTAAGCTCATATTAATAGCAGCAACATTGATTGAACCTTTTAATTGCAATAAAGCACCCTTTAAGGTATCCATTTGTTCTTCTGCCATCATTTCAGCAGTTCCACCAGCATTTTGAAGTTTATCTTCAAAAGCTAATAACTCATCTCCACCTGCTGATAAAATCTTTCTGAATACAGCTAAACCTCTTTTTGTGAACATATTAGACAATGCTCTTTGTCTTTTTTGACCACTTAATCCTTCTAATTTATTTTCAAATTCACTTACTATTCCTGTTAATGACTTAAACTGGTCTTCATTCTTCCATAAATCTATATTTAATGCATCCATCTGCTCTTGCATTTGAGCAGTAGGTGATTGTAAATCCTGTATAACACTTCTTAATCTTCTACCAGCTCTTGTACCAGTTTCACCTCTATCAGCAAGTAACCCAAGTGAAGCAGTTAATTCTTCAATTTCCCAACCTACAACGCTTGCCTCACCAGCAACTTCAGTAAAAGCAGTACCTAATTGGGCAACATTAGCACCAGCAGAAGTAGATGCCTTTAAGAGAACATCAGCAACTCTAGTTGATTCTTCAATTTCATAATTCATTGAATTTAAAGATTTAGCAGTAATTCTAGCAGCATCAGATAATCTTAAATCTGAAGCAGCAGCCATATCAAGTATAGCAGGTAAACCTTCCATATTCTCTTTAACACTAAAACCCATTCTAGCTAACATTTCTTGACCTTCAGCTGCCTCACTAGCTGTATATCTAGTTTCAATACCTAATCTTCTTGCCTCTTCTGAAAGTTGACTTATCTGTTCAGAACTTGCCTCAGCTACTAAGCCTGTCCTTCTAACTTGGTATTCAAATTCAGTACCAGCTTTAGTTATTCCAGTCATAACACCAGCCATAGCAGTAGCTGCACCTAATAATTGGTATCTATATTTTTGCATTACATCTGTTGCTTTACCAAATGCTTGTTTAATTTTTGCTCCTACTGCTCTAGCTTTATTTCCTAATGAACCAAGGGCAGTAGATGACTGATTTACATTTCTTTTAAAACCATTAACCTTTTTATTAGCTTGTTGCAATTGCCTATCTTTTACACCAAAGCTAATTCCTATACTAACATCTCTTACATTAGCCATCTTAACTACCCCCTTTTGTTTCATTTTCTATTTCTTCACTAAACATTTCATAAGCTGTATATGCCTCTTGAAATTCATCATAACTCATATTTTTAACACCTTCATAGTCTTTAAGATAGAATACTAAATCCCAAAAATGCATTTTACTTCTTCTTATTCTTGCTCTATATTTTGTCTTTTTAATGCTTTCAATATGGTGTATACCATATTCATCCACAGAGTATTCTGTGTGGATAGGTTTATAGAAATGACTCTATCTCATCCACTAAATCTCTCATACCATTAACACTATCAAAGTTATCAAAAGTAAGTTTAGTAGGTTTAACTACTACATTATCAAATAAACCTTGGATATATTTCTTTCTAACTAAATTACCTTGAGCATCTGTACAATTATCACTATGGTCAACAACCCATTCTACACCAGGATGTTGAAGTACATACTCTTCACCATTTACAGTGATTTTCTTATTATCATTTTTTGCCATATTAACCAATCACCCCTTCTACTGTTTCTATGACTTTCTCATAATCTGCAGCTAATAATGTCCATTCCTTTTCTGAAAGTTCAGCACCCTTTTCTTCATCAGGAATACTTTGAACTACACATTCAGTAGCACTTCCACCTACATCACCATCATAATTAGTATCTAACATACCAAAACCGAATGGTTCATCTTGATTATATAAAGTCATCAACTTTACATTAGCAGGTGAATTTGCAGCTAAATTAAAGGTTATTTCAGCTACATCATTAGCATTTTTCATAAAAGTAACATTACCTTGAGCACCTACATGTACACTTCTTTTGTCTTCCATTCTAGATACAGTTATCATTGTATCTTCAGCCCATCCTGTAATTACAAAGCCATCATGTATTGTAGCAATTACTTTTGTTGGGTCATATTGTGCCATTTTTAATCCTCCTTTATTTTAAAAACTATTTAAACTTTCAATACACCTTCTACCTGTACTGTATGAATAGCACCAGCAACTGTTGCCTCAAAGTTAATATCAGGTAAGATTCTATTAGCTATATCATTTTTAGCTATCTCACTTCTTAATGGAACATCTACTGACCATAACCCTTTATCTGCTAAATTAGTTGCTATAATTTCTTGCCTAACAGCTCTTTTAAGAACTCCTTTCAAACTATTAACTACCTGTGCTATACCAGTATTGTCATAAGGTATCTTCTCATTACTATAAAGTAAAAAGAAAATACTTTCTTCAATTCTAGCTTTCAACCAGTCTTTAGCTTCTTGAATATCAATATACCCTCCACTAGTTTCAAGACCATCATTTGTCATATCTACACCCATTCTTCTAACATAACTGTTAACATTAGCATCTAATAAAGTATTTTGGTCAGTATTAGAATAGGTAGCAATTGAAACACCATCAAGTGTTTTAAACTTCCAAGTAGCACTTCCTGCATCAGTAGGTGCCATTCTGCCTACAATAGCAGCATCTAAATATTGGTCTATTTCAGAAGTACCTCCATCATGAGCATATAATGCAACTCTACTTGAAGCAATATTACCAGCCATAGTAGTTATAGTTGATACTTCTTCAGAAATATCAGCTTGAGCAACAAATAACTTTCCATTAGCACCTGCCCAACTTGCTGCCTCTTCAATATCAGCTTGTGTTCTACTAGCTAACAATAAGAAATAGAAATCATCATGTTCTAAAACCATATCATTCAATTCATCTGTAATAGTAGAACCAGCACTAGCTATATCTACACCAAAAACAGCAACTTCACTTGGACTAGGCTCTTGTTCAAACATTCTACTAACCATATCATATCCCATATCCCCACTAGTTAAAGTTGTCAAGCCATCTGTACCTTCTACTTCTTTATAATCTACATCAGTATCTGATACAAATACTAATGGTAGGCCAAAACCTTCTTTAGATATTGGACTTGTTTGGTCTATAATTGTAACTTCAACATCTTTAGACATCATGTACCCTCCTTTAAGTATTAAACATCTACATTATAAGTTTCACTGTTATTAATAGTAAATTCTACTTTTTCTATTGTCTTTTCTGTTACTACTACTTTATCAACAAAACCTATAATCACATCAAAACCTTGCCTATCTTCATATTCTGTTTCAAGAAAAGTTTTTCTATTACTAGTTGTAGTAACTTCTTGAATAACAGAATTTTTTCTACTTTCAAAAAACCTCCTACCATACTGATTAATCATAAACCATTCCCTAGCCTTACTTATATATTCAGTAACATCCTTACCATAAAAATTTATAGATAAAGTAGCACTAGGATGCATTATATAAGTGTATTCAAAATCCTTTTCAAATCCTTCTTCCTCACTAGGAATTATTTCCTCTTTCCTTATAAAGGATTGTCTTGCTTGAGGGTTATATTTTATTGTAAATTGCATCTTCCCTCTAGGCAATTCTAAAAGATTTTCAGGTATATCTTCCTCACCTAAAAGCAATTGAGGAATACCAGTATGGTTTTTAATTTCACTGTGTAAATCATCTAACAAATTATCTAAATCTATCATTCTACCACAACCTTCTTAGCCAACCATGAAGTGAAATCAGCATAATCTTTCCAAGAAGTCCTTTCTCTTATCTCATACCTCTCACCTTCAGTATCAAAAACTATATCATTCTTTTCTAAACTATAATCTTGCCCATCCCTAACAATTATACTTTTCCATTGAGTAGTATACCCACCACTTTCTTCTTCTTCAATTTCTTCAGCATTAGCAGGTAAAATTATCATATCTAAATAAAATTCTATTGGTGTTCCTTCTTGAACTCTACCATCAACTAATTGACTATCTGGGTGTCTAACTACTTTAAGCTCTAATTCATACTTTCTAATTATATGAGAGAACATAAATTTCATATTACCAGCTCACTTTATAATCTATTGATTGCCATAATGCTCCTGTATCTTGTAATGGACTTGCTTCACCACTACCGTTTCTCATTTCAACTGTCATTTGAGTTAAGGGTGGTTGACTAACTTCATCAATATTTTCTCTAATCTTTTTAACAACATAATTCCCTAATTTATCCATCATAGTAGATGCTTTCATTCTTCCAATAGCAACTCTTGCTAAAAGCTCATTACCTCTTTTAACAATTTCTTCTTTTTTCTTATCAACTGTACTTCTAATAAAAGACCTCTCTGGGATATGAATTTCTTTCTTTTCTGAACTTAGAGGATAACCTTGAAAAGCAAACCATCCTCTCATTTTTTCAGTAACTTGTATTTTAACACCATACTCATGGACTGCAGCTAAATCTACAAAGCTCAAATCACTATTAGGATGTTGTTTGTCTTTTTCTAAAACACCAACTATTAATTCAGCACCCTTTAATTTTTGCATTTCTTGATTTATTCTATCAAAACCCTTATCTACATCATCTATTTTTATATGTTTCATTATGAAAACAACCTAAAATCAATACCATTCGCATTACTAACAAGCCTTTCAAACTCTTGTTTGTACTTTGTACTATAATCTCCACTATCCTCATAATCTACTGATAATTCATTTTTAATTTCTTCACTAGTTGCTCTTCTAACATTAATAGTACCATAATGAGCTGCTAAATATCTTTGTGCCCTTTCATTGTCTGCTAATGAAGTTCCTTTAAGTTCTTCTATAGCATCTTCAATATATAAGTCAATAGTGGAGTCGTCAAGAGAAGAAAGGTGAGGGGCAATTGCTAATACATTATCAACAGTAGTATCAGCCATTATTTGTCACCTTCCTTTTTCTCATTTATTTCTTTTTGTGCAAAATAAGCATTTTCATTACCTCTCACTTTTTTCCCATTAGATAATTCCCAAAAAGGCGATTTTTTCTTTCTTTTACGAGGAAATTCATTACGAGTAAGTCTATAATATTCTGGTTCTTCATCTTTTTCTTTTTTATCTATCTGTTGTTCATTTAAATTATCTTCCTCAGAATCATCTTCAACAGGATCATCAGAGATGATCTCTATCATACCTTTTTCTAATTGTTGCTCATAGCCTGGATGCCCCTCATTCCTTTCCAGACTATATTTATCAACTTCATTTATACCTGGCTTTAACGAAACATTACCATGAGGCAAATGAATTGTTTGTTTTGTTGTATTTTTAACTTCCATATTGACCATCTACCTTTCTAGATTAAATCAAATCTACAAACAGCATTAGGTCTACGCAGAATTAAACCACATGTTCTTTCTTCTGTTCTTACTTGATAAGCACCATTAGGAAGTCTATATGGTTCTTCTCTTCTCATATCAATAGCAAGACCTAATTGCATATTAGAAGGTGTAGTATCAAGTACCAAACCACTATCATTAGCACCATCTGGATCAGATTCAGCTAAATAACTGATTTCAAGAATTTCATCAAACCACCCTTGTTCCATAAGATAAGTCATAATAGTATCACTATTATAATCATTATATGGCTTGGATAATTCTTGATATTGAACGGATGGGAGAATAAGTGTGTCAGCATTAAAACCATCATTTTCATTTACCTTAGCTCTTGCCTCTCTAATATCACCAATGATCTCTTGACCAGTCTTGTATTCCCACTCTGTTCCATCACTATCTGAATCGGTAGGAACATCATAAGTGTTAATACCATCAGCATTTACAAGACCATCTATACCTAATTCACTATCGCCTAAGAAAACTAGATCGTTTTCATTTTCAGCAGTAAATCTACGAGCTGTTTCTGCTTTTTCAGTATTAACATCTCGTCCATTAGCTCTTGCAGCTCTCAATTCTTGTTTTTCAACTTTAAAGGCATTTTCAATAGAGATAACTTTCTGCTCATCTCTAGTTTTATCATTATCTACATAAGGAACATCATCGGCACCAGTAGCAGACCTCTTAGCACCACCCTGTCTGTCATACTTATCAAATAAATACTTTTCAGCATGCTCTGGAATATTATCATAAACATCTAAAAATGTTCTAACGATTAATTCTTCTTCTTTTGGTTCATAAAGGACATCATCAATTGCTTCTAAATCTTTTTCTAACAACATTTCATCTTTTCTTTCAACTCTATTACCTAAAATATCTTTCATTTTAAAAATCCTCCTTTAAATTAATTATCAACTATTTTATTTAAGCTAATTCTACTTCAGTAGTACTCATTGGAAAGTCTACTTCAACAGCAACTAAATCACCAGCAGCAGCATCTTGAGTAAATTGAGCATTAGAAAGTTTTACAGCATAAGTTCCACCAGTTCCACTATCAGCATCTGCCTCAGTAGCAGTCATTACATCTCCATCTGGAGCAACAGCAACATTATCTCCAGCAGTTGGAGCAGTATCAGCAGTAGTAGAAACTCTAGCCATAAATACTCCTTGAGTTATAACTGTCATTGGCTGCTCATCTACATATTCCATGTCATCAACATTACCAGAGAGGTTAAAATTAGCAAATCCTGGTATTGATGCTCCACTAGATCCATCAAATTCAGCAAATTGTTTTTCTTCATCAGTGCCTCTCATTACTGCTTTACCAAAACCTATTGTACCTTCAGCAGCACCTGAAATCTTCTCATAATATTTTCCATATGCTATCTTTCCTAAATCCAAATCAATCATTTAATTATCCTCCTTTAAATAATATTAATTATTTATTTCTTTTTAAATTCTTTCTCTCATTTCTTTTGTCATCAAGTTTTTTATTTTTCTTTTTACTATTCTTTTTAGTCATGAGATTATTTTCTCCATAACTATCATTTTTAATCTTATTAAGTGCTTGAATAGTTCCATCAAATCTTGCCTCAATATACTCATCAGATTTATCTTCTAATTCGAAATCTTCATCTAACTTCTTAATAAGATCAGCTTTAATTTCTTTAGAAGATTTTTCTTTAGCATCATAACCATCAATATACTCTCTAACAGTATCAATTAGGTTGAGTCTTTTTTGCACTATTTTTTCAACATCTTTATCTTCAAGTTCATCTACTCTATTTCTTAAAGTTTCAAGCTCATCTTCTTTACTGTCAATTTTACCTTCCTTACTATCGAACTTCTTCTTAATATCTTCAGCATCCTCTTCAGCAACCTTAAATGTTTCATCACCTATTTCAACTTCTACCAATTCCACTTCATCTTCTTTTTCGACTTCCACTTCTTTAACAGGCAAATCAAAATTATCTACCCATTCAGTAAAATTTTCTTCCATTTTATCACCAATGTACATATCAAAATCAGGTTTTTCTTCTAAATCTAACTTATCAAATAATCCTTCTGCTTTAATGTAATCCATATCTTTCTTATCCTCCTTTTTGTTTAAATCTAATGAGTAACCAATTTTTCTTTTCTTGCCATCTTTTGAATCAATTCTAGCTTTTACATTTTCACCTGCCCTCCCTTGTTCAACATGGGCTACATGGTTTATTTTTATATTTCTTTGAATTCTATCATACTCTTCACCATCAAATTCTCCACTTTCTTCTTCTAAGTCTGCTCTAAAACCAATACTAACTTGAGCCTTTTTACCAGACTTAACATAAGCTATTAGATTGTCATCAAAAACTGTTTCACTGATAACTAACAAGCTATCCTCTTGTCTAACATCTTGATGGGTAGTACCTTTTGTGAAATCCATCCAATTATTACTATCAACCATAACTGGAGGGTGTCTATCTGTAACAGGAACACCTTTTAAACTATTCATGGTCATATCTGAAAATATTTCTTCTGGAGGTTTTAGTTCATTAATTATCTCACCTGTCATAGTATCATAATAAGGCATAACACCAGTTCTGGTAGCAGCAATATCTACTGTAAGAAAACCATCATCTTCATCTTCAACATAATCTAAAACTTCTGCTTCTTCATATCTTTGTACTCTCTTCATTTCCTTACTATCACCTCCTTCATAGTCTACTTCAATCTCACCCATAGCTATTCCTTGATTAATTGCTTTTTGTTTAGCTTGTTCTCTTTCTTCTTCATTATTTGGGGTATAAATATAACATTTACCTTCTTCACCCCACTTATAACCAGGTTTTCCTTCTCTTTGACATTTTTGTACTGGCATAATACCACCTATTCATTTTCTTCTTTTAAATCAAAACCACATTTAGGACAAACTGGGAATGGTTCATTAGCTAAAAATTCATATTCACAATTTGGGCACCTATATTCATACCTAACAACCATTATTTTCCTCCTTAATCATGATGAGCAACATAACCTTTTGAAGAATACTCAACTCTGACTTCTCCACTACCTTGATTATCAAATCTAAGGAATAAGTAAGCACCCTTTTGTAATTTATACTCATCATCTATAAATAGAGAACTTGCTGATTTTTTATTCACCTTCTCCATAAACCATTTTTACTTCCTTTTCACTAGGCATAGCTACACACCTACAGTTAATCTCTTGACCAGGATGAGTACCATTTGGACTTCCATTTTTCCAACTAAACCTTTGCCCATCCCATTCTGCATGGTTATCTCTAACTCTATCATCACCTACACTAGCCCAAATATAATGTTTAATACCAGCTTGAGTTTGTCTTTTTTTAGTAACCTTAGCAAAATAATTACCTACCTGGTCTCTAGCTAACAATTTAGCATGATTTTTAGCTTTATTTTTAGCACTGGCTATACCTTTTCTAATTTCATTTATATTTTTACCTTTTATGGCACCTTGCCTGATTGTTCTGGAAACATTATTATAATAATCTTTAGGGATATTTTGTATATTTTTAACATTTTCATTTACAAATATTTTTCTGGCTTGATTTAATGTTGGCCTTCTTAAATTTGGTCTAACTCCTACTATTGTTTTAATTTGGTTATCTACTTGGTTTATAGCAAAGGCTCTTGTTCTATCAGCCATATCTTTAGCAATTCTAATAGCTAATAAAAGACCTATACCAAATTCAGCCTGCAATTCTTCCACTTCTTTTTCTATTTCTTCAGAAGGATCAGCATCTATCCTTTTATAATATCTTTTTAATTTATTTTCCCACTGTTTATAAGTCTCACTATGCATTTTCTCAATATGCCTTTCTAACCTACTGTAAGTTTCATATGCTATATTCATAGGGAATTGAGTGGGGACGTTAGCCATTATTCCTCACCTTCTGACTTCTTTCTTTGCTTATCTACATAATTTGCCAACTCTTTTAAATCTTCATTACTCATATCCATAGAATCCATAAAGCCTTCTTCACCAAATCGTTTTTCTTTAACATCATCAGGATTTAAAACCATTTGCTTAAGATATATTTTATCTATTTTAGCTTGCATTTCTCTTAATTCCATATCAGTCTGTCTATCTAACTTCCATAATGGATTAAATTTTAATGTAAAATCAGGGTTTTCTACTGAACCTTCGCCCACACCACTATCTTCTGCTTTATAAAGTAGAGTTATTAATCTTTCAAGAAGTGGTCTGATATAATTTTCTTGGATACCACTGATTCTCATATAATAATTCATACTATCATATTCTCCACCAGTAATAGTACCTTGTTGTTGACCTAACATATGGCTTTTAGGCATCCTAGCACTACCTGCTAAAAAATCCCATATAAACTCTGTCATAGCACCAATGTTAGGGAGGTTATTACCTGGGCCTTCATGAGTTAACTCTTCATCTTTTCCAATCACTGCTAAACTTTTTGAATTAAAGAACTTCTCGAGTTCTTCTGTCATGTTTTTAACTTGCTCTTTATTATTCATATTAACATCATCTGATTTTAATACTTTAAAGGTCATAGCATAAGCTATTTGCCCTAAAGACCAAGCTATATTATCAAGTATCATAATAGGTTCATAAAGTGGTATTCCTAAACTCATACCCCACTTTTCACCTTCAAAAACTCTTGTTTGTAAATGTAACACTCTACTAGAATGCACTAATCTTGTTTCATCCATAAGGGGTGTAAGTTCATAATACATAAATTTATTAAAGTCACCACTGAATGGATCTTCATCAATAAGACCATCCTGCACTTTCTTTTTAGAAAATGGGTGTATATAATCTATATCTAACAAGCTATCTTCACTTAATTCTTCATCTAGATCAAAACCATTACTTTCTCTAGCACCCATACTTATAAAACCATCACCAGTCAATCTTTCATACTCTAATATTTTCTCAAAAGCACTTTGAGCATCTAAATCATTCAATTTATCTAAAATTGCTTTCTTTTCATCTGTATTTTCAAAATCTACCCATTGTCTAGTAGCATCTTCAGCAGGTACCTCTATAATATTCTGAAAGATCCTTTTATGTTTATACATATTATCTATTTCTTTTTGAGTTAACAAAGGTGAGTCATATTGATACTGTGAACTTAAAGGATCTTTTCCATATTTACCTTTAGAGCTACCAGATTTTTCAGTAGTCATAAAGTCTTTTTTATTTGATTTTGGTACATATATTTCTCCATCTTTTTCGTATTTACTCAATTTCTTCACCCCTTACTTTTGCCAAGAGCTTAACAGACCACTCTTTCCTCTATTTCTTTCTTTTTTCTTTTCATAAAATGCCATACAAATTGAATCTGATGTATCTGGACTTTCACCTAATCGTTTTTTAATTTTCTTTTTGCTTTCTACTCTTAATTTACCATTAGAAGTAAATTCATACCTAATATTTGTTATTTGATTTTCTATATCTTCATCATGAATTCCAATCTCATACTCTTCATCTTTTAATCCTTGTCTAAGTTGCCAATACATCTCAGCTCTCTTATTCATGTATTTATCATAATTAACTGCTTTTTCACTAACTTTAAATCCTCTAACACCTTCATAACCAAAATTATTTTTCAATTGGTCAGCAACACCAGCACCAACACCAATAGTGTCAACATTTATTTCAACCTGTTTCCATCTATTATAGCGATTAAAAGTTTTACGAATAATATTATCTACCCATTCTGCAACAGAAGTGGTATCCATATCACGAATGGTTCTAACATCTACCAATCTGTTTTTTACTACTATAGAGATGCTTGTTTGGTCACTTCCAAAACGAGCAACATCAATACCAATACGAACATTTTCTATATTATCTATGCTTGGGTATTTTTCTTCTTCCTGCGATTGTTTCCAAACATAAACAGGAATAATAGTATATTCTTCATCTTGTGGAAATTTACCCATAACTTTAGCTTGCCATAAGGCACTGTCTACCCCCCAAGTTTCATACCTATCTCTTACCCATTGTGGGGTAATAAGTTGAGGATAAGGCAAATCACCATCTATTTTTTCTTTCCAACTTCCATTTGCTATATCTTCTAACTTTATATCAAATTTTGTAAAATTAGGTGTATCAAAAGCAGAAATATTAAATGTTTCAAACTGCTCATTAGTTGAATGTGACTCATAAAATCTTCCAGACCTACTAGTAGGGTTTCCAATATATAAAATCCTACTATTAGCACCAGAAGTGATACCATCTATTCCATTAAAAATACTTTGACTGACTCCAGCAGCCTCATCAGCTATCACTAAAATTCGTTTTCCATGAAATCCTTGAAACTGATCTGAATCATCAGTTGCAAAACCGATAGCAAACCAATCATCTGAAACTTGCAGTTCCTGTGTTAATAATTTACCACCTAAAGGATATTTTGATTTTTTATGGCCTGACCTTATCTCTTTCCAAAGTACTTTCTTAACCTGTCTATTTGTTGGGGCAGTAGTTATTACCTGTGTTCCTGGTTGCACTGACATTACATGCAGTACTATTCTACTTGCAATAAAAGACTTACCTGCACCATGACAACTAGCTACTGATACATTCCCATCCTGTATAGCATTAATAATGTCTTTCTGTTTTTGCCATAAACCATCCCCTAGAATATTTTCAACAAAAAAGACAGGATTAGTTTTACTTTTTTTCATTATTTTCTTTAATTGTTCTCTATTTAAACCCATGTAGTTAGCCTCCAAACCTTGATACTTCCATTTTTATTGCAAATTAATCTATGGTAGTAACCAATATGTTCCTTAAACCTTTTTCTTTATGCCAAATAAAGCTCTGGCTTTTAGCTAAAGACTTATACCCTTTCTTATAATGCCAACTATCTTTAGCTGTAACAGAGGATAAATTTCTAACAATGATTCCAAACTTCTCATCTACCTGCTCACTATGCAAATGTGCTCCATGCCACTCCCTATACTTAGTTTTACCCCATAACTTAGGCACTTCCATTTGCATATTACCATAAATTCTATTACTTTCTTCATCCATATGACTAAACCCGATTAAATTGTTTCCAAATCTCCGATATTTTCTAGTTTTAGGTGAAACATCTATTTTTACTTGATCAAATTTATCAAAAAGACCATCTAAATACATTAAAGCATAAAAACTTTTTTCCTTATCATGATTTCCTGGAACTAAAAAGACATCTACTGGTGCTCTCTTTGCTAAAAGTCTTATACCTTCTGCTAAAAGCTCTACACCAACTTTAAACATCTTTTGCCATCTACTCTCAAAATCCTGTATTGTACCTCTTGTAGTATGACCATCCATATCATCATAATGAAAAAAGTCATTACCTATAGGAAAAAGTATCTTATCAAAATCTTTTTCTTTAGTTCGGCCTAAAACACTTTTAATTACTTTAACAAATCTCTTTTTAGCCTCATCTAAGTTGTACTCCTCACCAGTTTCTGGCTTCCAGGATAATTTATCTAAATGCAAATCTACTATAGGAATTTCTAACATTAAATCATTTTCTACTGTGAATGTTTTGTTTTCTAAATCTATTTTAGGAATTGAGTCAATTTTTGAGAAATGCTTAGAAATAATTTCATGTATATTATTTATTTTATAATCTTCTTCACGATACTTTTCTAGCTCTTTGAAAAGGTTATCTAATTCTTTTTGTTTTAATTTATCAAAATGTTCTGTTTTCCTTCTTGCAATCGTTTCTTTAATCATTTCTTCTTGAGTTTTTTCCATTATTTCTTTATCAGTATAGGGGATACTGTGATGTGTGAAGTCAAATGCACTTTTAAGTAATTTAAACTGTTGTTTTGTGATAGGATGTTTGCGAGTGATTTGTTCTATAGTCAACTGTTTTCTACCAGTGTAATCTTTTCTAATTCTGGCATACTGTTTATAAGGTATGTTTAATTCTTTATCATTTTTTACAATTGTATATGTTCCATTTTCAAAAGTTATTTGTGGTTTTTGTTCAGAAGAATTATTTTCTTCAGGGGTGTCTTCAGAGGAAAATGAACCAATAGCATGTTTTCTTTTATAATAATGTACAGTTGATCTAGCCTCACCTACTTTTCTAGCTAAACCTCTTGTACCATATTCCTCAAGTAAACTTTTTAGATGAGACCTGTCATTTTTAACCTCTTCCCAGTTCATTTGATTCCTCCCCACCAATTTGAATAGTTAAAACTTTTTATAAAAATGAATGAACTTTCATTCACTTTTTTGTAAAAAATTTAATCTTTTTTAGCAACTATATAATAGCTATCATAAACCTTCTTTATCTTTATAAACTCTCTTTTACCTAATTTTTGCAATGTATAATTTATAGCTTGAGGTGTAGTCATTAATTTATCATTTATATCTCTGTGCTCAACTGTTATAAATTCAACATCTTTACACTGCAATTAATCCCCTCCCTATTTTAAGTATAACTTAATATGTAACCACAGACAGGGAGGCACTCTTTAATGTACTTGCATCACCTGCTTAGCCAATGTCAGTTCAAAGGATATCCTATAGATATGGAGCTTTATTCCACTCCCTGCTGAGTGAAACAAGTGTACAGGCTGCCTGTCCCTATCTCTGTGGCTTTTAGAACAATGTTGCCAAAAGCCTTAGAACTAAGCAAGAATTAATGATTAAAAGCCAAATCTTACACATAGGTGATATTCTCTATTTTACTTGTCTGTCACCTGCAGGCAAGGATATGACTTACGTCTCGACCTATCTCCTGTAATCTTTCTATATTTTTATGATTTCTACCAGGTTTAGCATAATCTTTTCCTTTGTTATCTTTGAAAAGTTTAAATAAATTCATTTCAAAACCTCCTTTAACTTTAATTGTTATTAAAGAGGTTTCTACTCACTTTTTTCTACTCACTCTTTAACCCTTATTATAATTAATTATAATACATTTCAAGTGATTTGTCAAGCCTATTTAAAAAAATCTTCTATTTCCTTTATTATTATTAAAATTACTACTATAACTTGGCTTATTATAAATAATGCGATCGTTATATAAATACAAATCAGCCCTTACTGGGAAGTTTCCCTATAAAAGTTTTCTAATTAATTTTCTTCTTCAGAAGGTTCAGGGGACTCATCCTCTTCCCATTCTTCAGCAGCCTGAGCTAATGCACTTATCTCTAAAGCACCTCCATTAGTTCCTGTGAGCTCTAGTCTATCAGGTTCTTTCTGGATTATACCTACTTCCTCAAGTAAGTCTATAAACTCTCTATTGAGGCTACTGACGTCTTTTAAGAGGAGTCTTTTTTGACTTATTTTGTCAGCATCATCATAAAGATTATATAATTCTTCTTTTATATAACTTTGTTCAGAAAGAATCTGTTGTAAAATTTTATCTTCCTGTATATTAAAAACATCATAAAGCCACTCTTCTCTTTTATCCCATTCATCTTTTAATATACCAGGATTAACTGGATTGGCTGCTAATTCATCATTAACATTTTCAGTTACTTTTTTAGTAGCAGAATTAGTGGATTCACCACGAAAAATTCTGGCTGCTAGTCTACGCCTTGCTTCATTTTTTATTTCTGGACTTAACATTTAATTCACCTTCCTTTTTATCAAAAAGTTATTACTTTTAAAGTTGCTTAAATTCCATATGTATAATTTTGACCTGGGGGTAGGGGAGGAATATATGGGAGGTTTTTTGGAAAAAGTTTAAAGTTTTAAAATAAGGGGATTTATATGTGTGAAAAATTTTACCGACCCCCCATATCTAATAATATATAAGAATTTTTTATAAAATTTATAAAGATTATTTATATAAATTATTCTTATATATTATATAAATTTATTTTATTTTAAAATTTATTAATTATAATTAATTTATTTAAAAAAAATTAAACAATTTCACTACAGGTTTTAAGCAATTGATTAAAATTTCAAATTATAATATTTAAAAAAACCAGGCTTAAGGCTTACAGCTCAAGGACTTTATCACTTTAAAGCACGAATAATTTCGCAAAATCTATATTTGACGAATATCTTATATAAATTAATTAATTGAACAAATGTTCAATTTGATTTTCTTGATCTCAAACCAATGCAAAATTTTTTGCAGTAGCTAAAACATGCATGCAAAATTTCTTGCGGTAAATACCATTTATTTCTATATGGTAAAAAATAGGAATTTTACATTATACAGCATTTTTTTAAGATCGCAAAAAATCAAACTATATATATTTA